TAAATGGTAGGGGCATAAATGCATCTTTGATGTTTCCACCAGGTGCATCGACATCTCTGAATTCGCCAGGCTGTATTGACTGAGCCTCATCTCTAACACGTATTCCACGTTGTTTAAATCCTGAAGGTAAATTACTTAAAGTACCTGCATCCAATAATTGTCTTAATGCAGTGGTAGCTGTTCTAGACAGTCCACCAATCATATGAATTAAACCAAAACCATAAAAACCCATTCCAGGTAAAAATTTAAAGTGTACAAAATATTCTTGTTTAGCTTTAGTGGGATCTCCCACCGCATAGTTTCTTCTAATTGATAATATTTCTCTACTTCCAAGTTCTAATGTTACGATGTAAGGAAGTTTAATTCCAGTATCTTCTCCAGTTGAATCTACATCTTCAAAACCCTCTAAATCTAAATCAGTATGTATTTCAAGAATTGTAAATATATCTTCGTCACGAGTTCTTTTGACACCCTCTAATTCTCTTTCTTTTTTCTCTACTTCTGTTTCTTCATTATACCCAGGCGTTAATTCTATATCGATATAAAAACCAGATACTTGTTTTTTTCTTAAATCATTCTCAGACATTTTAATTACATGAATAACTGATTCTGCATCCTGCAATGAAGTTGCCGTATAAGGAACTAACAGGTCATCTGCCGGTACAAATTTTGAAACGGCTCTACCCAATAATTCATCGTAATAAACTTTTTTAAAAGCAGAGCCGCTGAGAGGTAAATAAAAAAGCATTTGATCGAACTCGGGTTCATACTCTTTCATTACATCCATGAGCTGGTAGTTCATGAATTCTTTGACCCTAACTGACTGATCTTCTTTTTGTCTATTTGGTACACCTAAAACTCTAGTGTTAACCGGACCAGTAGCTGGTAGTAATTCTTTGTAGGCTTGTGCTTGAAACTGTGTAACAGCTTCGGCTAACACTGGGTGTGTTGCACCTGAAGCTCCTTGAAAAGGTTGTGTTGGATTTTCGTATTTAAATCCTAAAAGGTCTAATCCTTTTGTGTAAGAATCTTCCCAATCTTTTCTAGCAGATTTATACGTCATATAATTTTCTGCTAACTCTGAACCTAATTTTCCTAAGACATCTTCTGGTAATAATTCTGCTAAGTTATCTCCATGGCCTTCTCCGCCAGGTTGGTTAACTGCTGAAGGATCAAAATTAATTGTAGCACTACCGTCTTCTTCTGTAGTTACCTCAACATCGTCCGGTCCAATTTGTGCTTCTTGGGTTTCCTGTTCTGATATTGATACTTCTTCTTCGCTAGGTAATTTAATCTCTGTCTCTACGTTTGGTAGAGCTTTGTCCATATCTGCCATTTAATTTCTCCGAGTTCTCTATTGTTGTACTTTGTTTTACAGGAACATTCAACCCCTGTGAATCTGGTCCCTTTAATGGTGGGATTTGATCACGTTTAACATATTCCATATTCTTAACTAATGTTTTATTCTTTGGCAAAATTAATACCTCCTACTACATCTTTTTCAAAAAAACCTTTGTTGTCTTGATAGTCATTAAAAAGATTATAGCCTGCTACACCTAAACCGGCCGCAAGTCCATACCCACCAAATCTACTTAGTGTAGCGAGTCTTGCTGGACTCAAACCTAATCTCATTATGTTTGCCATAGTAGGGCTTACATTTTTGGTAGCCATTTTAGTTAATGGACTAGCAAATGTTGCACCTAAATAATTCATGGGGTTGGTTGCAATTTCTCCAAAAGAATCTCCGTCTTTAATTTGATTAGCTATAAAGAAAGGTTCAGTTGCTAACATACCAGCTGGTGTTCCCAGAGCCGCTAATCCTTTTCCCAACACTCCTTTATTAATTCCTAAAGTCGCTCTAAATTTACCAACAGGTTTATTGGCAATTGTTGCAGGCAACGTGGAACCGGCTGGACCTTTCGGACCTCTTCCAGTTATAGCATCAAGATAAGTGTCTCGGGCACCCGGGATTGTACCTGCCACTAACGCGGCACCGAGAACCGGCATCTGAGCATCTGTAAATGATGCGCCTTCGTCAATAGGTTCTGTTGTCATATCGATCAACATATTTTTTTGTTGGCCCTCGTCTGATAAATAAGTTGAAGGATCATCGTTAGAAAATTCTTTGACTCTACCTACCACTGCCGCACCTATTGCACCGGCTGCACCTATTGCTCCAAACTTACCTACCTTGCCCATCTTACTCGATAAATTATAATCTTTTTTGGCAACAGATAAAAATTTACTGGCTGCGTTTTGAATTTTAGGTAACATACCTTCTGTCTTATTCATGTCCTGAGCAAATTTAACTGGGTCGTTATCAATAGCATTAGTTACTTCAATCGTACAACCACTGCCGCTGGCAAAACCCATTCTTCCACCATCTTTTCTAAAACTTCCAATTCGTCTACAAACTGCACTGTTTGGATTTTTTGCTTCCTCCATTACCATTTTTTTTAAATCTTCATAACCTTTGAATTTATTATTTATCATGGCTTCTGCTTGATAGTTGGATCTGGCAATAATTGATTGATCTAACGCATCACCAGTTAATTTTCTTCCTGTTTCAGGATCCAAGGTACTTTTAAGCAATACTTTTCTTATTTTATTAAATTCTCTTTTTGCAATATTCGGATTTTTTGATGTAGTAGATTTTTTAAATACTTCTTCCATTTTATTTATATCACTAGCTCCATAAGTAAGATCTGTGAAAGGTCTATCCGCAACCCCACGTTTGCCATGAAATATATCTAATGTTCCTCTTCTTGGTTTATAACCATAACCATCTACTTGTATTTTTCTATTTAATTCTCTGACTGAAATTTTTTGTCCTTTCTTAAAAGGATTATCTACCATTTTAGAATTTAAATTATTTAAAGCTTTTTGTTTTTGATATAGTTCTGGGAAATATCTTTCCATATAGACAGGACTTCTTAATTTATCAAAACTATGTCTAGTTCCTTCATAAGAAAAATTTACTGCTCCAAAAGGTAGTTTTTTACCACGCTCCCATTTAATAGGTTTATTAGACCCCTTTTTAAAAAATTGAATGGGTCCAGATTCAGCACCTCGTTTATTATTCCAACTTCTAATTGCATACTCCATAATTTTATTTTGAGGTTTTGCACTATACTTTATTTCATTACCCATACCCGTGTAACGAGGCATTCCTTCGTCAAATTTTGCTGCATACTCAAGTTGTTGTTTAAAAGGTAGTGTATAAAAATCTTTTGGCATACCTTTACTTCTTTTAATAACATCTGCACTTTCTTTTATATTTTGATATGTTTTAGATTTTTCTAAATTAGATGAACCTCCTGGTCTAGGTTTTTTTATTGAATCTTTTTCAAGTCCCGTTAATCTTACCAACTCTCCAACAAGAGTTTTTCTTAAAGGCTCGTCACTGTTCAACATGCTTTTTAAAGATTTATCAATTTTTTCAGGTATGCTATCTAATTTAGCTAGATAAGGATAATAGGCGGTTTTAAAGTTAGGGAAACTTTCAAGATTAAATTTTCTTAATACCTTAGCTTTTATGTCTACATCTCTTATATATTTTAAACTATTATTTGCTTTATCAATTTCTTTAGTTGAATAATTTGTTATAGCTTCAAATCTTTTTGCTAAAGCTGGATTAGGTCCTGACGCTACGGGTGTTTTGATTTCTAATTTTCCTCTTAGTGAAGCAACATTACCTGTGCTAAATAACTTTCCAGTTTGGGTCTTGTAGTTCTTATTTAAATAGGCTGCAAACTGTTCGTCTGTACCTATATTTTTAAATTCTCTTTGAAATTTTTTATATGCGTCCCTAAAACTTTTTTCTGTTATAATAGTTTTAGCCATTACAGCTCCAGGATCTTAGCTAACCCACCTTTTGAATAGCCGGCTCTACCGCCATCTGCTAGAGGTTCTACAATTGTAGCAGTAAGTGCATCAAACTCAGCTTCATCGGGTCTATAACCTTTTGCGTCTTCGACGTTGTTCATAATTCTTTTTGTAAATATTGCAATCTCTTCAGGGGTTCCACCTTTTGGAATCATCTCTGCAATCCTTGGACCAAAATACTTTTGTACTAGAACTAATGGATCACCCATTGCTCCTCCACCACCTTCAAAAATATACTTCATATCTTGTGCTGAGATAACATCATTCAAAGTAGTTGCAGGATAATCGTCTCCAACTTTTAAAGTGTTGATTAAAAATTCTCTAGCGGCTCCAGTCTTAGCTGGTAGGTCGCCTTTATCAACAGTTTCCATGATCCCTGATGCCCTATCTTGTGCAATACTTGCATCAATAGCTTTTGGTGTCATTCCTACATCATCTAAAAGACTGTTGACCCTTTCTTCTTTGCTAAGTGCTTTAAAAGGGTTACCCACATTTGCACCACCTAAAAATTCTTCTGCGTCTGCTTCGCTAAGTTGTTTTATGGGTCTATCTGTAACACTTGATCTTGTTCTAAGAGCCCCGAGTCCTTGACCAAATTCTGATTCAACAACGTTAGTAGGGTTCAATGATTCTTTCATTGTTAATAAATTTTTTTCTAATTGCTCTAGTTGGAAACCATTTAACTTATTGCCTGAAGCATAACCTATTGAAGCCTCAATATCTGGTAAAACTTTTTGAGTACCAATAGCTAGAAATGATTCTGGATTGATATCCTTTTGAAATAGCATACCATCCTTGGGCCCTGATCCCAGGAAATTTACATTTGATTTAGTGCCTATACTATTAGATATGTTAGCACCTAGTTCTTTTCCTAGTTGAATGATTCTGCTTAGTATTCTTGGATCAGCCATAATAT